AGAATAGAGAAGATTATCGAATATGTTCTACCTAAGCAAAGACGAATGGAAACTGAACAGGTGGGTGCGATAACGGTTATTGTCAATGAGAATGTTCCAAAGTGAATTTCAGGTTAATTTAGATTGGAATTGGCGAAAGTTGTATGATGCATTTTATGCACCGACACAATACGCAACGATATCCAGCGGTCGGGGATCGGGCAAAACTCGTGGCGGTTTTCTTTGGATGATTAGAGAACTTATGGTAAGTGATGCACAAAAGGGTTTGTGGGTTGATGTAGTTCAAAACAATCTTGATGCATATGTTGAGGAACACTTGCATGGCATCATTCTCAAAGACTGTTGGAAACTTTGCAACTATAATCAGAAACACCAAACATTGACATTGCCGAACGGCAAATTCATTCAGTTCATATCAGCAGAGAAACCACAAAATGCAGAGGGTTTCCGCTATCATCGAGTGTTTTTGAATGAGGGTGGCATTATCCTCAAGAAACCTGAACTTTGGGATAACTCTATTGAGCCGATGACGCATCCTAAAGATGGTATTCCAAACATCACAAGGATTGCCGGAACAATGAAAGGCAAAAACAAATTTCACCAATTGCATATGATGGATGATCCGGATTGGTCACACGCACATTTCACCGCATATGAAAGTCCACAATGGACATCTGATGAACTTGAGAAAATCAAAAGACGAATACCGGAACAAATTTTCAGACAGGAATATCTATCAGAAGCACTTGACGATGCCGGAACAGTTTTCCGAAATATCGGCGGTTGTGTTCGTGAGCCTATCGACCAAATTGGCGATGTGATGGGTGTTGACCTTGCCAAGCATGAGGACTTCACCGTCATTACAGTTGCCAATAGCAAGACCAAACAGGTCGTGTTCATAGATCGTTTCAACCAGTTGGATTGGAACTTCCAAAAGTCACGCATACTTGCGGTCGCAAGTCGTTTCAATCGACCAAAGATTGTCATTGATAGCACCGGCGTTGGTGATGGTATATTCGATGACTTGAAAAAAGCAAACCTAAACATCGAGGGATATAAATTCACGAACACATCCAAGAATAGTTTGATTGAAAACCTATCCGTTGCGATTGACAACAAGGAAATATTCTATCCGAATGATCCGATCTTATTGAACGAACTTTCGGCGTTTGGCTACGAGGCATCAAGAACAGGATCGGTCAGATATAACGCACCAAGTGGAATGCATGATGACATAGTGATCAGTTTGGCTTTGGTGAATTATTTACTTCGAAACAAAATCGTGGTAGATATTGGATGGGTATGATCATATCTTTTATCACTTCACAAAATGAGTTTCATCGACAGTATCCGAAATGCATTCGCACCAAGCGAAAGCACGAAAGCACCAACATTCCAAGTTTCCAACACTTCAAATTGGCAAGATTATACACGAATGGCAGACAGCATGAATTATCTTGAACAGTTCGAAAGTTGGACATATAAAGCGGTGACAACAATCGCCGATGCAATCACGAATTATCCACAAAAATTGATAGACAAAGATAACAAAGAGGTCGAACAGGACAATTTGTTGTTTGACTTGATACACCCAAACGACCACCTGACATATAATGATTTGAGAAAAATTATGGCTATTCATATCAAAATGACAGGATCGGCATATTGGGTAATGACCGAAAGTGATCGACCAAAGCACAAGGTTGATTTCTTTCCACTTGATCCAACAAAGATGACAGTCAAAACCGATGCGTTTGGATTGCCTAGCCTTTACAAATTCCAAACAATCAACGGAAACTTTGTCGAGATATTGCCGGAAAACTTGATCATATTCAAACAACCTGATCCAAGAAATTGGTTGAAAGGTTTTGGTGCTTTACAGGCATCGAGATATGCACACAATACATACGAACTCGCATCGAAATTCAATATGAACTTTTTTGGTAATTCCGGCAGACCGGAGGGATTTTTGGTTTTTGAGGGCATTGCTGACGAGGAAAAGGCAAAGATCGAGGCACAACTAAGGCAGAAATATCAGGGCGTTCGAAACTCAAGACGAATTGGCGTGTTGAACACTAAGCCTGAATTTATAGAGATGATCAAAACTCAAAAGGACTTGGACTTCGTTGAGGGATTGAAAATGATGCGTGATGAAATTCTTGCTATTCAGGGTGTTCCAAAGACACTTGTTGGACTAGACGACACGACATACGCAAATGCCGAACAAGCGTTGCGAATATTCCAACAATATACATTACAACCGATGTTGCAACTTGAGGCAGATGTTTACAATCACCAATTATTGCCGAAGTATTATGGGAATAAACCTTTGAATGTAGAATTTAAACCAACCGATCCTGTCGAGATCGATATGGGAAAACAGGTGATCAATGCATCGACTTTATATGAAAAAGGACTTGTCACACGAAACGAGGCACGAGAAATGGTCGGTGAGGATGCAAAAGAGGATGGTGACGAATTTTATTCCGCACCTGTTCCAAACTATGCACCTCAAATGCCTGTAAATGACGAGCAAAACGCAAAGATGATTGACAGTATAACTTCAATGCAAAAGGCGATTGAAAGGCACGACAAAACGATTTTAGCCATACCTGATGTTAAAGAACAGGCGGATCGTGCAAGAGATGAAATGAGGGCATTTTACATGACAAAATCGCTTGAGGGTGAGAAATCTTATGCCGAAAAAATGGTTGAGTATTTTAACAGTCAGGAAAAACGAGTGATCAAAGAATTGTCACCAAAGAAAGCGGTCAACATCGACTTTGGTTTAAATTGGGGAAAGGAAATTGATTTGTTGGTTGCTATAATGCAAGACGAATATGTCAGACAGGCAATCGATTGGAATAAATATGCGAACGAAATTACGAATGCTCGTATTGCCTATGATTCCGAAATGACAACTCGTATCAGGAAAAACCTCGACAAGATGTCAACACTTGTGACCAATACAACAAAGGATGAAATCACAAAGGTTATTGCTAAGGGTATTGATGAGAACTGGACACTTGAGCAAACTAAGACGGCAATCAAAGACTTATATCAGTTATACACAAAGGGAAACACCGATGCGAAAACTGATAGTCGTGCAGAAATGATTGCACGAACGGAAGTCAACTCAATCAAGAATGACACATTGCGATGGAACTACGCACAAAACAAGAATGTTGAAGCAATGCAATGGTTATCAGCACATGACAACTTTGTTCGTGATGCACACCGACAAGCCGATGGACAAACCATCAAGGCGGGAACAGGTGCAAAGTTTTATGTTGGTGGTGAACGATTGGCATATCCTTGTGACAAATCCGGAAGTCCGGAAAACACAATCAACTGCCTCGTTCCTGAAACACAGATTGCGGGTGATATTATTGGTGCATCAAAAGCTTTCTATTCTGGAAAGATTATCAAAATTATAACGAGTGGTGGAAAGACTATTACCGTCACGCCCAATCATCCCGTATTGACCGACAAAGGATTTGTCTTTGCTAAGGATTTGGTTGAGGGACAGAATCTTGTTGCCTATACTGGCAAAATCAACGACACTTTTAGACTGGTCGATAATGATGTAAAGGAGAAACCAACCACTATTGAGAATGTGTTTAGTTCTCTCAATATGTCTTTTCCTGCGGAGAAGCTGATGGTTACTGGATTGGATTTCAATGGCGATTTTATTGGGCAGAATACCGAGATCGATATTATAAACATTAATAGGAAATTGTCTGACAACCTCAAGTCTATTATTACGCAGAATATTGAAAAGTTCGGTCTCGTATCTTCCGACCCTAAGAATATTATGATAAGCAGATTTAGCCCTAAGCAGTTTTTCCTTTCTAGGAACGATTCTTCCCCTGCAAGCGATATGAGCATGGACGCTTTGGTTGATCCTCTGCTGGGGACTCATGAGAGACCATTTAAGTTTCTCCGACTCGGATTGACTACGCAACTTGAATCCAGTTTGTATAAATCTCCTAGTGAGGGTAATTCTAGCGATTCCGAATTGCTTGGAGAGTTGATTCAAAGAGATGCCGGACTTATACAATTTGAAAATATTGTTAAAATCGAGGTGGGTAATTTTTCTGGCCATGTTTATGATGTAACAACTATGAATGGCCTTATTATAGCACAAGGCATCGTTACAAGCAACTGCCGATGCACAACAGTTGCGATTGTTGCCGATGATTATCGTTCCGGATCGTATTCAAGCACAAACTAATAATGAACAATTGGGATCGGGCTATTAAGAAAATCAAACAGGTTTCCAAAGAGGACATATCCTTTCAAGATAAGATTTGGCTGTTTTTCCAACAGAACAAACACATATTGCCGAAAGGCAAACAGGGCGAGAAGGGCGATCGTGGGAATGATGGGGAAATCAAAACTATTGTTGAGGAAAAAATCAAGGAACTGAACGAAAAGGATTACAAGGAAATTGTCAAAGGTGTCGAGGCGTTACCTGAAAACCAAAGGCTCGATGCGTTAAAGCTCAAGAACTTGCAATATGCGGTACAAACCAATCAAAGGAATGGTGGTAGCGGTGGCGGAACAAAGAAGCATTCGGGACTGTCAGAACTAGACTATGCATCATCGGGTCATACAGGTTTTGATCCGGCTGGTGCGGGAACAAGTGCGGTTGCATTGCATGAGGTTTCATACAATCACGGTTTGATTGCTACGGCATTACAGACCGAAACCGATCCTGTATTTGCGGCAAGTCAAGCACATAATATTACAAGTGGGGATATAACAAATCTAAGTCATTTATCCGGGACAAATACCGGTGATAATGCGACAAACAGCCAGTATTCGGGACTTGCCGGAAGTAAAGTTGATCGATCAGGTGACACCATGACGGGCGCCCTCACCTTAGCAACCAATTCATTAACGGTATTTCCTATTAAATTTGTGGCAGGTCCACTCTTAACCGTCCCCGTGGCTGGAGTGATGGAATTTGATGGAACTGACCTATATATGACTGTATAATATAGAGAGATAGTTGGACAAGTTATTTTAAGACTAAACAATATGGCAAATAGATTTAAACTGATAACATCAAATGGTGGGCTTATAAAACCTCTGGTGGATACACTGACTGGATTACAAGTTCAGGATACTGACGGTAATACAGTTTTTGATGTAGATACGATAAATAATAGAGTGGGGATTGGGGTTGCTACCCCCACTTATGATTTGTCCTTTGGAAATGATGCGGCAAAAACTATATGGATAGAAAACTCTGCAGAAACTACAGTAGGTCGGGCTTTAACTGTTAATGCTGGTTCAACTATTGCGGGTGCAACAACTAATGTCGCAGGTGGTAATTTAATTCTTAATTCAGGGTTAGGTAAAGGAACTGGTGATTCTTCAATTATCTTTCAGACAGGTAAAACCCTTACTACTGGCTCAACATTACAGACACTTACTACCGCCATGACTATATTAGGAAGTGGCAACGTCGGAATTGGGACAGTAAGTCCAGCAGGTAAACTACATATAAAAGGTTCGGCCGATGTCAGACAACTTATCGTGGAAGGGAACGGTACTCAAACCGCCAATCTTCAGGAGTGGGGATATGGAACTGGATATCCTATTACTTCTATTGGGCCATACGGGAGTATTTCCATGGATACTTATGGTTCCTATACTCCACTACCGTATGTAGGGATGAGAGTACGCTGGAGGACAAATGGAACCTACATTTACGGAGCGACAATAAATGCGGAGTCCGATACGTCTACTCCCAATCAAAGTATTTATGGAATACAAGCACAGGCTTCAACGTATGGAGTCACTGTTCCTATTGCAAGTATGTACGGTCTGGACATGATTGTGAATAACGCTTATGGAGCGACAGTAAGTTACGGATATGCCTGTTCTGCGACTGTATATAATCCAGGTGGTGGTGAAATTGAGAATGCATACAGTTTTATCTCATATGTTGGAAGCAATACGGGCAAGATTGATGCTTATTATGGTTTACATGTTGGTAATAATGCTAATAGTAATGTGGTAGTTGGGTCAATGGATTATGTTTTTGGGATTTATATAGCTCCTATATCGGGGGCTAGATATGTTAACTATGCCATCTTTACCAATTCTGGAGATGTTCGTTTAATGGCATCGGGAACTGATAAGATGGGGCTGTGGGGAGCAACACCTGTAGTTCAACCTACCACATCGGGCGGGGCGGCTACTTTTGTAACTAATACATCGCTTATTGCAAACGATACGGCAACATTTGACGGGTATACAATTGGTCAAGTTGTAAAAGCTCTAAGAAATATAGGCATATTGGCATAGGAGGTGATTATTTATGTTATTAGATGAACCAAAAGAATTAAACAACGGCGTAGTTAGTAAATTTTGCACTGTCGTAAAAACTGAAATGGACTACAACAACAAGTCCAGTAAAGCTACAGTCTACTACTACCTTGATGAACAAGCCTTTTTAGACGGTAAAGAGCCAGTTATGGGAGAAGTGATTGAAGTACCCTATGTAGAACAGGAAGAACTAATGAAGGCTGATGTAACAGCTAAGACCTTGGCCGAAAGTGCAATGGAAGCTAAGATAGATAATACACCAATAGAGGTTCCAAATAAGGAACCGATAATTTAATTTTTTATATTTATATAAATGGAAGCCAACAAAACTGTTGAGTCCACAAAGCCAGAAGCATTTGCTAAGGCATATCAAAAACTATGCGACAAAATGGGATATAGAATAGTAGTTACGCCTGTTTATACTGCAAGAGATGATGGAACTTTTAGCCTAGTCTTGCAGTATCAGGTTGGTGCGTTACCAAAAGAAATGAAATGATTTGTCCATTACTAGAGGAAAATACAACATTTAGAGAAGGAGAAGGCATAACAGTAAGAGAAATGGAAAGACAGGCGAGGGAAAGTGCGATATTAAAGTACAGACTAATACAAGTAGCATCGAATTGTACGGTTGATGGGTGCTATTGTGATTTTAGGAATAAACCAGAAGTTAAAACTTTTACTTAATTTGCTTATTTTATTTTTTGGTGTTAGATATTAAATATTCAAGGAAAAAAACTATGGAAACAAAAATCAAAGTCATTCAATCCGAGATCAAATCGGAACAAGGTACAATCAAAATGGTACTTACAAAAGAAATCGTTGATCGTGATGGCGAGATGATTTCAGTTGACGGTATGGATGTGACCAACTTCAAGAACAATCCGGTTATGATTGATGCACATAATATGAACGGATCAATCGTTGATAATGTGCTTGGAAAAGTAAACAATCTAAAGAAATCAACTGACGAAAAAGGAATAAAACAATGGGTTGGTGAGCCAGAATTTGCACCAACGCCAAAAGGTCAGGTTGCGAAAATGCTTGTTGACGGTGGTTATGTCAAAACAGTTTCCGTTGGCTTTGGTGTTAAGGACTTTGATCATACCACCGGACTAATTACGAAATCAGAATTATACGAAGTTAGTTTGGTAGCAGTTCCATCAAATGTCGGTGCGATGATTTCAAAGTCTTTGAAAGGCGATGAAACAGTCGAAACCAAGTTGATCAAATCACTAGGCAATTACGAAAACATTAAAAAGAAAATCAAACAGTATCGGGCATTATTTATGAGTGATGAATTATGGGCGGAACGCAAGATGACAAAATCAGGGAATGAATTGGTAGATTTGAAAGCGATATTCGATGTACTTACGAAAGAGATTACAAACGAAAAAGAGGAACAGGACAGCGAGAAAGAGAAAGTAGAAAACAAAGAGGAACAAACTGACGAAAGTCAGAATGAACAAAATGGTCAGAACGACCAAAATGATCAGAACGATCAAGAAAAAACGGATGGTCAGACATCAGAAAAAACTGACGAGAAAGAGGGCAGCAAGGAAACAAAGGATGGAACAGAGGTGAAAGCCGATGAGCAGTCCGAAGTCATCACAGATCCAAGTGTTGTGCAATCAATGGTTGCCGACATGGTCAGATCACAATTGATGGCTGAATAATTATTTTTTTAAGAAATCAAATGGAAAATCAAGTCAAAATTTCCATCACCAAAGAAGAACTAGCCGATGCAGTTGCAAAAGCAGTCGAGGGTGAGAGAAAATATGCAAAGAAATTTGCATTTACCGGATCAGCCTCCGATGAAAAAAGTGCTAAGAAAGCAGAAACAGCATTGAAATTAGTCAAATTTGTAAACGCAGTTTCAAGAAATGACCGCAACACAATCAACGAAATCGTTGGTGATAGAGCAAAGGCAATGAACGAAACCACGTCAGCAGATGGCGGATATCTAGTTCCAATCGAGTTCGAAAAGGGTGTCATGGCTATGATGAGTGACTATAACGAACTAAGACGTTATGCACGAGTTGTTCAAATGACAAGTAATGTAATGAAACTAAACACTTTGGTTTCAAAGGTATCTGTCGCAAAAGTTGGTGAATTAGCTGCAATTACAGCCTCGTGGCCAACATATGGCGAGCCAGTTTTAACAGCAGAAAAATATGCCGGATCGACAACCTTATCAAGCGAAATTGAGGAAGATGCTGAAACTGATGTTATTGCTAATCTTCAAATGCAGTTTGCAGAACAGTTTGCATATGCAGAACAGAATAGTTTAGTTAATTCTAGTGTTGCTGGATCAGTCGGTTTATTAAAGCATAGTGGTGTTACACCAATTTCTCTAATAACTGGAACAACATTTTCGAAATTAACATTCGATGATTTGTCGGCTATGCAGAAAGCGTTATTTGCAGTCAATAAGACCGAAGCACAGAACGGTGTATTCGTAATGTCATTTACAGCATATGACATATTAAGAACTTTGAAATCTAGCGGATCAGGCGATTATTTATTGCCATCTGTTCCAACAGAGGATGCACCAGCCAGAATTTGGGGTAGACCAGTAGTTGTTATCAACGAAATGCCAACAAGCACAGCAACAGCAACGAAATTTGTTGTATACGGTGACTTATCGAAGCATTTAATCATTGGTGACAGACGAGCATTGAGAATGAAAATCAATACTTCTGGAACATCAGCAGAGGGAATCAACCTCAACAGTTATGATGGATCAGAACTAGTCTTGACCAAGAGAACAGCACAAGTAATAGCAAATCCAACCGGAATTGTTACACTTGCAACGAACTAAAATTGAAATCTGGTGGGAACAATAAAAGTTCCCATCAGGATTTAGTTTTTATTCTTTAATACTATGCTTACAGTCCAAGCACGATGGCAAATTGCGTATAAAAATGTTGGCTATAATGGAGGCGACATATTCGAACTCGATGAGGGCGATTATCCAGAATACAAAGGCGATGTCAAGGTTTTACCATTACCAGAAAAGGATCATGTTCCTGCAATTGAGCCAGTTGTTAAACAGGTTGTGAAAGAACGAAATAAACAACTTAAAATTTCAAAAAGGAGAACAAAATGATCACAACGGCAGAGGCAAAAACATTCTTGGGTGTCACAACGACAGCGAATGATACTTTGATCAGTTCATTCATTGATTATGTAACCGCCGAAATTGAAAGTGTTGTTGGTCATAAACTTATTCAGGCGGTATATACGGATGAAGTATTGAATTTCGATGATGCACATTTTGATGCAATGGAAAGTCCGTCAATGGATTTGGCAGGTAATTATCCTCAAGTCTTTCTAAAGAATTATCCGGTGCAATCCTTGTCAATAACAGAGAATGGAACAGCAGTTTCAACAGAAAACTATACAGTTGAAACAGATGCCAAAAATCGAGGTGTAGTGACATTCTACGCACAGCCAAACACTTATCATAATTATCTCAAGGCGACATATACTGCGGGATTTACAACCACAACAGGCTCAACATTTACCGTTCCAAACGATTTAAAGAAAGTAGCGTTGGATGGTGTCAAAGAAATGTATCAAGCATCGGGAACAACAACACAATCAGGATCAACCGGCGTGAAGTCAAAATCCGTTGGTGATTTTTCGGTTTCATATGGGGATAGCCAAGTCCAATTGAATGGCAAATTCTATGCACCATATATCGCCAAAAATATGGCAATTTTGAATGCTTATAAGAAAACAACAGTATGATCGACACATTTTACAACTCAACATATACAGTTTCTAGGATGACGACATCGACATCAACTGGAACGGATAGTGCAGTAACGACATTCACCGGCACCTGTGTTGTTCGACCAATCAGCGAAAAAGCACAATTGATTGACGAGGCAAACATTGGTAAGGAGTTCAAAATGAGTTGCTATGCTACAGATAATATATCGGTTGGCGACAAAATCACAATCGATAGTGTTGGATATGGCGTACAGGCAGTTACGAAATACGAAGATTTGGAAACAGGCGATGATACACATTATGAAGTTCGTATTGTTAGGGGAACAAAACGATGATCTCATGGACAATGAAAAAACGAATATGCGATGCGATTGAAAACAGCGAGGATTTGCAAAAGAAAATGGTCGAGGGCTTACAGGCACAGGCAGAAATTGTCCGAACAGCGTACAAGCTACAAATGCCAGTCGATAAGGGATTTGCAAGAAACAGTGTCGAGATAGTTGCAACAAAAGAGGGTTTCAAAGTTGCATCAATGGCAGGTGCGACAGGCAACTTGGCAACGAAGTCAACAAATTTCGGATATCCGAAATATGTGCATGAGGGTACATATGATTATAAAGGACAAAAGGATTATGGGTATGTGACAGGATATACACGAATGCATGGAAAAGGATTCCATAATTCTAAGGGAAAAAAAGGAATACGGCCAAACTGGTTTGCGTATCGTGCAAGCGAGGAAGCATCACCGAAAGTGATCAAACAATTTTATCAACAGATATTACCTTTGTTTAAATGATATATAGAAAAGCAGTACACGACAAACTGATCACCGATTTTGGCAATCTGACATATGATGGCGGATCGACAAAGTTGTTCACGCAAGTTAAGAAGTTCTTTTATGAAATACCGGACACGACACCGGCTTGTCGAATAACACCACAGGCACAATCGGTCAGGATTGATGGAAACACAACAGATGTCAGGCAGATGTCGTTTCAGGCGGATGTAATGGAAATGATTGAGCAATCGGGAATGCAGACAGAGGCGGAAACAAAAATTGATAGGTTATCGAATATTGAGGACAGCGTGATCAAATATCTTGAGATAATTCCGAACAGTTTGGAACACGCAATATCGGGAATGCATATAATTGCACTTGACATAAATTCAATCATTTATTCATACGAGCCAAGCGAACGAGGACTTGCAATTTATTTAAGTTTTCAATTCACAATAAATATAATTTTGACACCGCAACTATTATGAAAAAGAAAAACACACTCAACGAAATGTTGAACGAAATGGACAAACAAAGGATCGAGGAAATTGAAACAGATTTGCAACCATATCAAAAATATATCAATGGCAGAAAGGTTGTTGTTATGGCAACATCAATCCAAGATGCCGAAAAACAATTTAGTTTACTTATTAAATAAATTCTATGGGAAATTCGATTGGGAGGAAACGCACACTAGGTATAGCCGTTGAGGGAACTTACGGCACACCGGCATCATCGGCAACATTCGTATTGCCAGTCTTGGATGTTCCAAGATTTGAATTGGTGCAAAACAAAGTGCGAAATACAGCAAGTATGGGATCATCATACCAAACAAATAATTTGATGAATACAACCTCAATGGTAAAGTTTTCTATGCCAGTCAAGGTTGACGAGGATCAGTTGCCTGTATTTTTCAAACAGAAATTTACATTCGCATCGACAACGATATCAGGCGAAACAACTTGTTATCAACACATTCTGACTTACTCAAACACAAACTATGGCACATCATACACCTTGTTTTTTGAGGATAGCGACAGAACTGGATCAATCATATCAGGTGTCAAATTTGGTAAATTGAATTTGGTTTGCGATCCAAAAGAATATTTGAAACTCGAAATTGAGGGCGTTGGAAAATCACCAACAACTTGGACTGGAACAAACACAGTCACCGCACCAAATGAATTCGTTGGCAAGCACGCAACATTCAACTACGGCACATATGGTGGTGCGAAATCAGCATTTTCAACATTGAAAGCAACTTTCTCACATAACTTCAACCTGTCCGGTGACGATACAAACTTCGCACTAGGATCGGCAGAAATGGTAAATGTTGCAACAGGTGAGGATGATTTTAGTGGTGCAATCACAGCATTGATGCCAGATTTCACGACTATTAGAACTGATTATTCAACAAATGTCTTGGAACAGTTTGATGTCACAATTACCGACACAAGCCGATCGATTACAGGATCGGTTGCAACTACACGACCATATATTCAATTTTCATATCCGGCGGGTTATGTTGAGGGTTGGGCAGAGGCGGGAGGTGCGGGTGATGTATTGAAACAAGAACTAACACTTACACCAATTGACAAGATAGGTGTTGCAACTTGTCCTTTGACAATAACAGTCAAAAATCATGTAGCGACATACTAATCGTGAATAAAATGGTGCGGATTTCCTTGCTGATCCGCACCAATTTGCAGAGCAAGGGAATACTTTATTTTTCAGCAAGGAAAAACAAAAATGACATACTTTAGACAAAGACGAGTAGATTTGGGGAAATTCGATAGCCGTTGGGGTGAGAATGCATATATTTTGATAGGTACTCAAACATATAGGCAAATTCAAGCCCTTAACAACGAACAACAGGGTTTTAATCGTAAACAGTACAGACTATCAAAGGAGATAGAAAAGTTGGAAAAAGACATCAATGACAGCGAAAGTCTTGAAATAGTCCTTGATCAGATCGATGACAAAAAGATTCAATTGTCAAAGATTGTTAATGATCAAATGGACTTCATGATTAGAACTGTCAAAGAAAATTTCATATCAGGTTTCGTATATGATCCATCAATTGAGGGCGACAACAAAATTCGACCGGCAACAAAGGATGATATCGAAAGTTTTGATGTCGAGATAATGAACGAACTTGTTAGTGCGGTTTTAGGCAATATCGAAAAAAAAGGTTGAGGGCATTGTCGGAGGCAATGAAAGGCAATGCCGATGAAATGGAGGATGGCAAGGATGCACTAGTTTTGACTTACTACACATATTTGAAAGTCAATAAAGGTGCAAGTTTCAAGGACTTTTTGAATGAGGATGGTGAAGTCGTGAATACATTGATCCATTTAAGAGAGATCGAAAACGAAATAAAATCTAAACAAAGCAAATAATGGGAAATAAGAACACAATTGAAATCGAGGCGATCCTGAAAGATATGTTTTCTAAACAGGCGAAAGATATCAAAGATCAGATTGATGGTATATCAACTTCATCAAATAAAAGTTCGGGTATTATGGGGACACTTGGTGGTGCTTTTGGAAAGGTCGCATCAATAGCCGGTGGTATTATATCGGCACAGATTTTTACACGCATTACAGATGGTATTTCTGAAATGGGTACTGCGATATGGAACACCTCACTTCAATTGGGCGAATTTCAGGGTAAACTGACAACGATTTTTAAGGGTGATCAAAAACAGGTTAGTGATTTCATGTCGAAATTCGATTTGTCCACACTAAATATTCCAAACCAAACAATCGATCAAGTTCGTGAATATGGTTTGCAATTAGTCAATGCCGGATACTCGTCAGAAAAAGCATCAAAATTGATGGCTCAATTCGGCGATGTTTCTACAATTTTAGGTGCTGACAAATTGCCAATATTGGTCGATAGTTTTGCAAAAGTTCAGGCACGAGGATACATGACACAACGAGAACTTGTGAATATGAAAGCATTATTTGGAGAGGGATTGCCACAGGCATTCGGAATGAGTGACGAAAAACTGACTGAAATGGTTGATAATGGGAAAATATCAATTGCTGACATGAACAAAGCCGTTGGAAATCTAACAACCGGAACAGGCAAATATGCGGGTGCAATGGCTAACTATGAAAACACCATTGCGGGTGCATGGGATAAAGTCGGCGACAAATTCACAATGATCAAGGAGAAGTTTGCGACAGCACTTGCACCGACATTCTCGTTGATTATTGATAAGATCATTCAATTGGTCACAACGATCGAAACGAAACTGACACCGGTATTCAAGAGGTTTGCCGACGATCCGACATTTCAAAAGGTATTGCAAACAATTTGGAACGTGCTATCAGGAATTGCCGACATAATAGTCAATTTTGTCATTGGTGCTTTTGAATTTTTGTGGCGTGTATGGAACAAGATTTCACCGGATGTTGAAAGGATCGGAAACGCACTCAACAAAATATTTGGATATTTCTCAAAGGTTATTTCATCGGATGACATTGCTAACACCGGACAACAACTCGAAAACACATTCACCGATATGGTAGTAAGTATTATCGATCAGATTGCGACAGCACTTGAGGATTTTGTCACATGGCTTGGATCGGAGGAGGGACAACGAGCATTGAAATGGCTCAGGGAAACAATGGAAAAGATATTCGATGCATTCGATAGTTTCCTTGCTTGGCTTACTGATCCAGCTACGAAGAAAGGATTTGAAGATTTCATGTCGTTTGTAAAACCGATTATATTCCCATTCCAAACATTGCTTGGAGTGTTGGATGACGTATTGAATAAGATGGGACTAATTGAACAGAAAACAGCGAACGCAAGCAGAGGTGGTGGTTGGTCAGGTGCGGGAGGATTTGCGGGCGGAACTGCGAATGGTGGGATTGGTGGCGGAGGTATTGGTGGTGTGAATGCGGTCGGGACAGACTATTGGAAAGGTGGATTTGGCGTTGTTGGCGAAACAGGTCGTGAGGTTGTAAACTTGCCAAAAGGATCACAAATCAAATCGGCATCAAATAGTTCAATGGGCGGAAATCTAACAATTCAAATTATGGGTAATGTTATTGGAATGGACAACTTTAAGAATGTGATCGTGGATGCAGTAAAACAAGCACAGGCGAATGATAATCGGCTTGGGCGATATAATTTGTCAATATAAACGGAAATGGATCAAGTATTATTCGGTGCGTACAATTTAAGTCAATCAAGGGTATTCGTAAATGATGGCGATGGTGAACGAACAACCAATGGTGAAATTCAAAAATTGGCAAATGGCAACTATTCTGGTTCGACTATTGTAAATAAAAGAATTGGCGAGAAACCTATAAATTTAACTGGCGTTATTTCAGCAGATAACAACTATTCCTTAGTGAATGCGATTTTAGAATTTGATACTTATACTAATAAAGAAAATCGGTATTTAAGATTTGCAAGAACTTGGTTGCCAGTCTTTAGTGTCGATAGTGTTGACAATTTACTTGTTGGATCGGATGCGATCAACAAAACATTCGATCAGACATCATATATGTTTGGATCGGGTAGTTGTTCATATGATGCCGATGTCAGCGTTTCGGCGGATAACAAAGTGACAGTCCAGCACACAAGCAATTCCACAATTAACATTGTCCCATACGGCAACACCGGATGTTTTGAATTTTGGATGTATATTCCTGACAAAACATATATATCATCCTTTGACTTATATGTCGGCTCGGACACATCGAATTACTTGAAATATTTATCGTTGACAACTCAATATGATGGAACGGCTATTGAAAACGGATGGAACTATTTTTCAGTTGCCATTGCGGATATGTCGGCGATTGGCGTTCCTGATTATTACAGGATCGGAAAATATTTCTATATTTCAACAAACTATTTGTCGGCACAAGCCGATTTGACAGGTTTCAAGTTTGGAGGGTTGATTTGGCAGTTGGACAGCGACACTCGAAATTACAAAGGATATTTTGAAACCATAGCAAAGGAGGTTGGACATTCGAACATTTCACACACGATTTTCAAGGCAATGTTCATTTGTGCATCCGGACTTGGTGAAAGCACCGATGATGTCAACATTATGTCTTTAACTGGACAAACAGCACATCCGTTCACATACACAATCAATATGACCGGAACATATAATCCTGATCCGGTGATTACGCTT